GGTTCATCAAACTCAAAAGTTGTTGGAGCGGCAATGACTTGTGCGGCAGTTTGTCCTGCGGGTAATGCAACTGAGTCTCTTTTCACAAACTGAATACCATTACCTATAATGAGTGTTGATGAAGGAACACCATTCACAACAGGACGTATTTGACATTGAACAGGTATATTGTCAGCATCTCTAGTTTTGAAGAACAAATCTATCTTTGTGAGGAACATACCTGATGCATCCGTTACGCGGAAAGTTTGTGCAAGGGGGTCTTGACCTTGAACCTGTAAAAACTCATTGAATACAACTTCTCTTACTTGTTCAACCCTTGTAGACTTGACAGTATTTTGAACTTGTATTTCTGTACCATTCGCGTTATAGTTTATTCTCGCAAGACTTGTAGAGTTTTCGATATCATAATTACTAATATCAAGTAATGCAAATTCTACTTCACCCGTTTCGAAACTTGTGGAATCGTTATTAGGAATAAAGAATGAACCGAGGATTTCTCCGTCTTCATCTGATATTAGGTCTGTGGAACCTAATGGGTGAATAGCTGTTGGAGATGGTTTCTGATTTTTCTCCATGACGATGTCCGTAGATGAACTCTTGAAAACACTTTCTTCTCTACAGAAAACAGATACATTTTGTTGTGCAAAGAATGGGAAGTATTTAGTATTTGGTCTGAGACCTCTTGCCCTAAAGTTCACTAATCTTGAACGTATTTTTGTTATTAGAATTCTACTGACTTCTGTTGTACCAATTACTTCTCTGATAACTTCCGAACCAACTACTGTGTTGAGTACAGAAAACCCTGTAGGTGAGTCTGGGTCTTTCTTGATAATTTCATCGAAGCCAGGCGTTTCTTGAATAGTACCATAATGGTTGAACATTGCAGTACCGCATAATCCCATACCATAATAGTAATTTACTATTGTTCCATTAGGTACGTTCATGAAGTTTGATGTGCCTGGATTGAAGGGGTGAATGTTTACATATATAGGGTCATCAACTGTTTCTGTAGCGGTTTCTGGAATAACAACGTCTGGTAAATTTATTGTATCAATCCACTCATCACCTTGAGGACTTAGTTCTATATTACCTATACCTGTAATAACACCGAATGGGTTTACATTCAATGCGCCTGTAACCTGTGTCTGACTTATTGCAGTGACGTGTTCATAGTTTAGGTATACTGTGTCACCCCTGATAATGGTGTTGGAAGACTTATCGGAGTCATATCTCAACAAGACATTGTCTTCTATCTGTTGTGGTTGCAACACACCCTTCGCAGGATTTATAGCGGCACGATACATTGGATTTTGTGCGTCCGAGAATTTTCTGTGTCTGAAGTTGTCTACAAAGAAACCTGACTTACTACGAGGTCTACCATCTGAGTCGAGTACCAATAGTGAGTCTGCACTGAGTTCTAGTAGTGACAATGATGTTGCCTCTTCTACCCTTTCGACCCTTTTCTCTAATTTAGAGATATCACTCATTGTAAATCTTTTTGACTCAACAGGTCTTATAACCACATCCTTTGGTTCCAATCCATATGGATTATGTTCTACTTCAAATAGTGACAAGGTATCTTCTGGAGTTGGAGGGACAGGAGAGTTGAAACCTGACACACCAGTTATTGCCTCGACTGCACCCTGAGTATTGATAACAACCTTATCAGTTCTACGTAGATAGTATGTGTTATCACTTATAAAATTATCACCACTATTTGGTAATTCGTTTATTGAAGCGGTGGGGAAGTTCCCGTCCGAGTCAACTGCAGGACGTAAATCAATTACGTCACGAAGGTTTACGGTTTTTCTGTCATTTATTTTGAAGTCTGGAATATCTTCGTAGTCAAGTACACTTTTATAAGACTCCCTTGAAAAGAATTCACCTGTACCATGCGTGAAGTGTTTATACTCAACATAAACGTCGCCACTGGGAACAGACGCACCTTCGTTCAGAATAAGTCTACCATTATCATAGTGACTTACTCTTTGACCATTGTCAACAGTAAATCTTGAGGATATATCCTCACCAGTAGATGTACCGTCTTTGATAACACTTACTTCATGTATATCTGTTGCGTGTAAGTTTAGAAACTTTGTACCTGTAGGTGAAGCGGCAGTACCGTCACTCTCTATACCACCACTGAATGTGAGTGTCGCACTGAGTTGTTTCTGTCTTGATGTTGCGTTTGATATATTTACTTTTGCGTATACAGAGAGTGCCTTAGATGCAACTGCACCCGTAATATCCAATGTTGAACCATCTGCAGCGACTGCGATGGTTGGTGTGATAACAGCACCAGTATCGTCACGTGTTACTATCGCCTGTGTAGGATTGACATAAGTTTCACCTGTACCAAGTCCACCTATGTTTACTACACCCGAACCATTTGTAGTTCCTGTAACTATTCTTTGTACTTCAAAATTGGCATCTGCAATAAGTTCTGGACGAGGATGACGTAATGGGAATACCATGTTTATTCTTGATGATTCCTTTATGATTGCCTTACCTAGTTCCAATTGGATATCTGCATATTTTTTTATACTTGTACCAATAGATTTTACGTCACGTAAAACTGAACCAGAGTTCATTTTGATATCAAAGAGATACACTTTGAATAACGCACCGTCTTCTTCTACATATCTCACTCTTGCAGTACCTATTGTCGAACCACCATGTGTTATGGCACTTCTTAGATTTACTGTCTCGAATGTACTGATATCAAGTTTACCTAATAGTAGATTACATATGAAGTACTGACCATATCGAATACCTGTAGTTTCATTGTTCTGTACTGCAGATAGGTCTCTTGGTTTATCAACTTCTAATATTTTTGCAACCTCATTATCTGCACGATAACCATTTACATACGCAACCCCTGATGATATGTTTAGGAGTGTCTTAGTATTTGCAACGTTCTGTGATGCAGATGCCCTAAATCTCTTTGCGATATAGTTACCTGACTCTTCCTTTGTTCTTTGTGCAAGTAAGTCGTTTATTCTGTTATAGTTATCTGTACCCTTTACTTGGTCAACGATACGACCATCTACGATACGACAATAGTACATGAAGTTTGTTGTGGTTCCTGCCGATATATCAGAGTCAACTAAATCCTGTGTACTGAGAGTCATTCTAATACGATATCGGTCTGCTCCTGGAGCTGTGATATTAGGTGTTGACCCTTGGTTATCATATAGTGATGTATCATCATCAACTGTAACGATGTCTTCTATTATTTTGAAACCAACAGTTGCAGTAGGACTTTTTGAATATTTGGATACTATGAGACCTTGTGCATTCGCACGTACAAAGTGACCTCTTACAAAGAAGTCTCCTGCATCATTGAATACCTTACAACCAAATCCCATTGCGGGGTTGGGTATTGTATCTGTAGACTGAACACTTACGCCCGCACCCGTGAGAACTTCTCCACTATTGAATGTCACCGCATTTATTCCTGATGAACCACCCGAAGTATTTGTGTATCGAACATAGATTGTTGCAGGGTCTGTACCGATAGGAGCAACATATTCTACCACACGTGCCTTCACTGTTGAAACTGCACCTGTAAGTTCTACACCCACTAAACTTGGGCCATCCGTTGGAGTGGTTTCTAATTTTACGAAAGGATAATCGTTTGTTATTGATGGGCCGCCTGGATTTACTGATGCACCATCGGTGAACAAGTTACTACCAAGTCTTGCAATTTCTTCTTGAATAATTGTCTGCATCTGAGTGAGTTCACGCGCCTGTAACGCGCGACCACTATTGAAAAGGATGCGGTGAAAATTATCACTACTATCATAGTCATCTTTGTAGGTTGATGAAAAGACATTCGATGTAAACGTTGTTGGCATTATTCTTTTATCCTAAATTTGTATGACTATTTTTATGTCTTCTGTTTGGTCTGACGCACGTGTAACTGACGCCCTATTATCTATATATAACACATCTCCAGTGAGAGTTCCAACTTCTGGTTCCACGAAATAACCTGTAGTGTTTATTAGGTCTTTGTTACCACTACCATCAACTTCTTGTACGTTTTCATTCTGTGAGAATGAGGTGTAACCTGTGTCATCGTTTTGGTGATACCAAACGTTTATTGAATCAACTCTATCTATGAGTGCCTCAGCTAAAGATGTTTGACCCTTTATACGTTTGTCTGCAGTGAACTGTGTTCCTGAAGATTGAAAGACTAACTGTTTCAATGCAGTACCTGTTGGGTTTGTAAACAATGCACCCTCTGGTTCTGTACCGTATGTTCCATCACTGTCTTTTATGTTTCTTATAAGACCTACCTGACGGAAATCGTTTCCGATAATGAAATCACCTGTTTCTGTTCCTGCGGGTTTCACTGTAAACATGATACCGTTAGAACGTAAATCCACACGAGGGTCTGCACCGACACCACCCTTGACTGCAAATATTGGTCTTATCTTTGCGGGTTTATCAGGCGTACCACCTGCCTGTGTTACTACCGCATTTCTATATCCCGAACCTAAACAAAGTGTTGATGCACTATCCGTAACTTCTACTTTAGTTATAACACCACCGATTTCTGTTGCAGTCGCCTTTGCCTTTGTTCCATCACCCACGATAGTGAGTGTAGGAGCTGTTGAGTATCCTGAACCACCTGAGTCCAAAACGTATCCTGTTATCTGTCCATCCACTGCGGCAGTCTGTACCGCAAGTTGTTCTACATCAGACGCCTGTGAACTACCTGTTGTTGCACCTTGTAATTTTACGGGTAGGAACCCTGCGGCAATATACTTAGACGCATCTAACGCAGAGATAGAGTATAAGAACTTCCATGCATAATCGTCTGCAGTAATAAATGTAGTACCGTCCGTGTTACCTGAAGGTTGTACTGTGGAAGGTTGTGGTGTACCGTTGGCATTCTTTGCCTGTTGTATAACCATATAGACTTGATTATTATCATTCATGACGTAGTATGTTTTTGTGGGAAACCCTGCTTGAGCATCATTGTATGCAGTATATTCTGTACCAGAAGTCCAATTGTATCTTGGAACAATGAAGGAAACGTCTGCAACCTTTTTTACAGATTGTAAATTATTTCTGAAGAGTCTTTCTTCGAGAAGAGTACTCACCGCGGCGGGTGCATCGTCTGTTGTGTTCCATGTATCAGAACGACCTATACCAATATAATAATGGTTTGAAGCAGAATCTAAAAAGTTATTCATCAATAACTGAATTTGTTCTCTTTTGAATTTGTTAGTTAATATTGCCATTTTATGCTATTGCTCCGCCATTGTTCGCCACTACTTGCCAATTAGTTCCATCCCACACTAATACACATCCTTCATTCGCCTGAAGAGTAATCGAAGTACCCCCTGCAAAAGAAGTAGGTGTGAGTATGGCATTCCCTGAGTTTTTATTTGTGAATATTTTTGTTTGTCCTGCAACCGAACCGTTTGCAAGTGTTGGGGTTATAGTACCACCCGCATTGAAAATTGTTGTTGTCTTTACAAGTGAACATGCAGCTGATGTTGAGACTTCATGTGATAAGAATGCAACACCTGTATTTACTTGAACATTACCTGTACCTTTACCAGATAGATTCAATGGTACGTTCGTCTCACCTTCTGATGCAATCTCTGGAGGGTTACCTGTCGCCGCGTTCGAAAACTTTACTTGGTTGACGGCATTCGTAGTTGTTGCAAATGTAAGATGTTCATTACTATTACTATCTAATAAAACAGAACCACCTGATACACCACCTATTTTTAGATTGTTTGCAATAGGGTCTACGAGGGTCTTATTGGTAAGTGTTTGTGTATGAGCATTGAAAGTAAACTCATCGTGACCTGTCAATAAAGGTAATGTTACATTTCTATCTGCCGCAAGTTCTGATACTGCAACGACATACTGGTGGTTTGCACTTGTATCATTTATTTGTGGTGTTGTCAATACTGGACTTGTAAGAACCTTATTTGTGAGTGTCTGTTGACATGAGTCAAGTATGAGTGTACCACCGTCATCTGGTATGTATACGTTATTGTCCTGTGTAGGGTTTACAGGAATGAGTGTGGTTTCATGTGAGTCAGCTGAAGAACCTTCAAAGATGATACCCTTAGATGAGGAGTCCAAAGTGATACCCGACCCAAGACTAGAACCCCCTATTACATTATAGAGTTCTGTAAAGTTCTCATTTATTTTTTGCGCACCCACACGAAGTGTATCACCCGTACCGTCGTTTGCAGCAGTTCCTTTATTTAGTGTTTGTTTTGACATTCATATTATCCTAATTCTTTATTCTATTTATATACTTTTTCAACTCAGATGCCCAAGATTTAATAAATATTGGTCGGAGTCTGCACTATAAAATACGTGTCTTCCTTGGTCTAATGTTTCGAATGAGAAGTCATTTGAGAAGTCCATACCGTTAGTATTAGATTGGTCTGAGTCATCGAAGGTTGGTGAAGATGCAATCTGTGCCTCTCTGAGTGTACCATATTGGTCTTCTATTTGTTGTACTTGTATTGCAGAGAACTTACCCACACTAATGAGTTCTGGTCTAATTCTACTCTTGATACCAGACGAGTCTGTTTGGAAATCATCAACAAGTGATGTATGGTCAAGAGATGCAACAGTTTCAAACGATGCAACACTAGTAATAGCTATAGGTGCAGGAGCTTGAAGTTCAACAAACGGCGCAGTCATCGTATCCTGAACAACACTTACTATCTGAACCTGTGAACCTAAATATGTTCCTGCAGGGTGAACAAATAATTTATATGCATCTCTCCACGTATTCTCACCTAGTTCTGACTTGATGAGTATTGCGTGTTTCTGATATAATTTATTATCCGTAAGGAACCTTTGACTTTCTGTTCCTATTCTATCACCCACATTGAATACATTATTTTTTGTATATACAATGTCGGGGTCAATACCAAAGAAGGTTCTGAAGAATTGTTGTATAGAATACTTACTACCCTTTGACCTAAACAATATACTAGAATATTTTGATGCAGCACGTTTATCCTGAAACCCTTCGAAGAAAGATTGACCCAACAACAACTCGTCTTCAATGAACGCGAGTAAGGATAGGTCGGTCTGTGTTATGTCCCTACTGAGAAAGAGTTCGTCTATAAGTCTAGATGGGGAGTCCTCTGAATTTTCGAAGTGATAATATTCGTCAAGTAGAGTTATGAGTTTAGGATATTCGGTACGGAAAAACTCTGGGAGTATTTCCTTCACTTCGGGTCTTTGGAAAGCTAGTTCCCTACGCCCCCAATCCTTCATTGTGATATCCTTGTTGTGAGGCATTATGAATTGACACCTTGTTCAACGTCTACGATTGATGTGAATGATTTATCACCATCAAGTTCTATCACATCATTTCTAAGTGGTGAAATAGCACTTTGGTTTGCAGGAGTTGCACTGAGTTTGATGAAAGTGTCTGACCCTACAATACGGTCTACTTGAAGACCAACTATTTTGACCGTGTCACCTGAATATTCTCCTACATTATCAATGAGTATTGTACCCTGAGTATTATCAAATACTTCAAGAATATTTGAGTTGAGTCTATTACGCAAGACACAAGTTGATGTGCCTACTACGAATGGCGTGGATTGAATAATATGTTCTTTGTCGTCGGGTAAAAAGATATCAACCGCGTATCTAAGTGTGTGTGATTCCTTAGTGAGAAGAGTAGGAGTAAATCTTCTCTGTATTTTTACAAGTTGACGTGACGATAACACTGCCTTACTTGTTTCATCAACAAGAGTAAGTACATTTGAACGTCTATATGATTGTGAAAACTTCCCTGTATTGGTAGAGAAATATCCCTCTATGACATCATTGACATTACCTTGTATCGCATTCCTTGAGAGTGTTGTTAGATTTTCATTGAACTGGAAGAATGTTTGAACTTCAACAAATGTTTTTACGGGGTCTTCAAACTTTACATTGAACGATGCAAC